CCATTTTAAAGCCTTTGGCTGCTTCAGTCAGATAATTTCCAATGGCTTGAAATGCTTGACCGATCTGATCGCGGAAGGCATAAATTGCAATACCTGCCCCTACTAAAAGCGCAACCCAACCAACGGGCCCGCTAAAAAGGCCCAGAATAATTCGACCAAAAACAAGCAAGGCCTGGCCAACTTGCCCAAAAACCGGAGCCCATCCCGAAAGGATGGTGCCAATCTGCAGTCCAGCCAGAAACTTAAACCCTGAAATTATTGGAGTTAAAATTGGCGCCAAAATTATTGCCGCCGTTCCAATGGCACCAAACGCAAATATAATTGCCTGCAAGGGCTCTGGCAATTTCGAAAAATTAACCGCAAGGTTTGCAATGGTTTCTGCAAATTTTGTGATATACGGCAACAAGGCCGTAATGGCTTCGTTAAATGGCCCCGCAACAGATCGCGCAATCGCGTTTAGTGCATCGTTAAACTTATCTGCTGCTTGCGCCATTTCAGTGTCAATGGTCGCAGAGTATTGACTGAGCGCATCTCGGCCACCGTTCAGCATCGGAATCAGGTTCATGCCTGATTTGCCAAATAGCTCCATCGCCAGCGCTGTTTTTTGCGCGCCATCTGGCAGCTTGCTGAACTTGTCTGCAATGTCCAGCATCACAGCATCAACGCTGCGCACCTTGCCGCTGGCATCAACAGAGCTAACACCAATCGATTTCAGTGCTTCATTTGCCTTGGATGCAGGGTCAACTATTCCTTTTGATAGCTTGCCCATTGCCTTGGCTACTTCATCAATGCTGCTGCCACTGTCTTCCGCAGCCGCGCCAAACTTGCTGAGCGTTTCAACGCCAACGCCAGTGCGTTGACTGAGATCGTTCAGGTTGTCTGCTGCATCAATCGCCTTCTTGCCAAGCACTGCCAAGCCGCCAACCGCTGCTGCGCCAATAGCAGTCAATGCAGTTGATGCATTTTTGGCCATTGCGCTCAACTTACCAAAGGACCCACTCAGTCCATTGGCTTGCTTGTCAGCCGCACCCAAGGCACGCTCTAGCCCTTGGATTTGATTAAGGCCATCGACATTTGCCTTGATTGTCAAGGCTGTTGTCATGTCAAGGGCCATGGCTACTTGCTGCGCTTGTTCATGCCTGCAATCACTGTAGCTTCAATAATCTGCAGGTCAGCCAGCACCTCAGCAGGTTTTTCGATCTTATACAGATCAAAGACCCAACGCACAGCGCCATAGTCCAAGCCAATCAACGTCCCAGAATCGGCGCGCCATTGAGTTTGGATTTTCAGAAATACCGATACAGCTGGCCAGTTTTCAGCTGACACCTCAAAATTCTTGGCCCGCCTGCTAGGTGGCGGTTTAATGCCAAGCACTGCCGCATCCTTAGCCGTATCGTCGATTTCCATGCCACCAAGCCAGTGCTCAGCGGCGCCAATTAGTTTTTTTGCTTTTGCTCCGCCAGCGATTCGAAATAGGTTGTGATCAATGCACCAGCAAGCATCGGCACCTCAAGCAGCTGAGCTTTAGTTGCCTTGCCATATGGCACCACTTCACCATCGCCATCAACGATGCCATCCCAGCCAACCAAGATCTCATCAGCAATGCTCACATCGCTGATCTCATCAGTGGGTTGCTCGCCACGCTCAACCGCTTTGATGCGCTTTTGTACCTCTTCTTGGATCTCGTTAATCCGGCTTTGAGGCAGGCGCTTAAATTCCGCGTCAAACGTCTGGCGTTCCCGTTTGCCACCGTTGGCCGGCAGCCTGATGCTGACCGGCCAGGTGTAGGAGTCCGACTGCTTTAGGACAAATGCCACGCTTTAGGTGTAGACCAATTCCAGCTCATCATTGCCCGAATCGGTCGGAGTGGCAATGTATGGCAACGTCAGCATCTGGATTCCATCCTCGTCGCTATAGGACGGGTTGCCCAGATCGATCTGCCCAGCCGTGAACGTGACGATGTTGCCAGCAGTCTGGCCATGCTGGAAGGTCAGGTTGCCCGTGCTGCTGCCGGTGGCATCGTTAAAGAAGTTATGCGTGGCCATCGTCACGGCCTCGATCATCACCTCACCAGCAGGCGCCCGGTTGGTTACCAGCACCTGCTTGGTGCAACCGACCAATTCGCGGTAGACGATTTCGTTAGCCAGTTCAAGGCTGAAGCTCTGCAGGCAGCCTGCATAGCTAAAGACTTGGAAGTTGGTGGTATTGCCGTTCTTAAAGACCACCGGATCAGCTTGATTCGCGTAAGTGGGACTGCCCAGCGCCGAATCAGTTGGCGTGTTGTAAATACCGGTGAACTCAAAAGCGATCGTGGGAATCTCACCCACTGCGCAGTTCAACGTAAAAGTGCCGCGGCAACCAGTGGCCTTATGCAGCACGCCATCATTGTTGAAATAGATGGTGACCGACTTGGGCGATGCGTCGCTGTTCGGTTCGTAGGTCACGCTCACGCCAGAGCTGACAGTCTCCGTAAAACTGCAAGCCTGCAGCAGTGGGCCGTAAGCAGGGGCAGTGCCAGCAGCCCCGGAACCAGCAAGTTCAACCTCAAAGTTGATCAACACACGAGTCTGTGCCAACAACTGCTCAGACTGACCGAGGTATGGCCTGATCAGTTCGCGGCTAACCGTGTCAGCCTCAAGCGGAGTGACTTCAATATTCCGCACCAAGATCGCATTGCTACCAGCGGTCGGTGTAGGGTCCGTCCCGTAGGTAACTTCCAGTTCAGCCAGCAGCAACTGGCGGCGAGATAGCAGCGGCATGGCTTGACCTGATGGCGATCAGTCTTTTTTCAATAGTAGCCGGATCAACTAGAAGTCAGATCCGTTACTGAAGTGCGATAACGCACAAGATATTCGCAGCCAATTACGCCAGCAGGCTGATCGGCCTCAACTAGGTCGAAGCTGACTCCTTGCGGCTGTATGTCAATGGCGTAACCACCAAGCGTCAGATCGGCCATCAGCTTGCTGTGCAGGCTTTCAACCGTCGCATCAGCCTGTTGATCTGGCACGTTGCCACGCACAATCACAGCCACCCGGACTGTCAGGCTCCAATCCAACGTCGGCAGGCTGGTGTTTTGTTGCGCGCTGTCGCTGATGGGTTCAATAACGATCGCCGGTGATTCGCCTCTGGACAGCGGCTCAACTCTGCTGCGATAGATCCGCGTGCTTACGCCAGTGGTGCCGGCAAGCGTGGTGGCAATCTGCGCCAGAATCGACTCGCGCTTGGTTGTCATGCTGATGCCACCTGAACGGCTGTGCAAATGATGCCCGGAATTCCGGGATGCGCGAACGGACTGGTCGCCGCGGCCTCGGCGTGAATGTATGCGTTGGCGTTGCTGGTTGCCCAGATCAGCTCGATATAGTCCGCCGCCGCCAGCTTGAGGATAAAGTTCACCGTCCCGATCACGTTGCCAGGCGTGCCGCCATGGCTGGAGATAATGCTGAACTTGCTATCGCTATCGGCCACATCACCGCTAGCGCCACTGTCGTTCTTGCGCAGCCAGACGTTGATGTCATGGATGCTGGTGTCTGTATTACTGAACTGAATCGAGAACGTGAAGCTATAAATCCCCGGATGATCAACCGTGATCCGACTATCCGAGATCACCTTGACGCCACGGTTGTCTAGGTCGTTCTTGCGAAGCAGGATTGAAGTCGGGGTATCAGCTGTTGTCGTTTGCGATGTTGTATCCCAGAACGATCCCCAATTCGCTGGACTGCTGAAATACGGCAACGTATTCCAGGCTGTTCTGCCATCGCCAATCTTTAAGTTTCCGGTCTGACTTTCAAGGCCAGGCTCTCCCGCCATCAGCACAGGATTCTGCGCTGCCCACTGGTTCCGTGTGTTGACCTTGAAAGGACCGCTCATGTCTTTTGAATCCCGAGCTGAACGAACTTGCCGTCGTCAATCAACATCGTCTCGCGAACGGTGTAGGCAGTCCCATCGACAGTGATCGAATCACCGCGGATGAGACTGCCAAAGGCGGAGGTTCTGGCAGTCAGCGTGTAGTCGGTGGTGAGCACCATTCCATCGCTAATCACCTGGCTTGGCATATCCAGGATTCCGTTGGCGGTAGTGGAGCCAGCCGTACAGCTGACTCCAAAGTCCGCCAGGAATATATCCAGATCCTCCGTCAGCGCCATGGTTAGCCGTACTTCGCAGAAGCAAGGCCAAGCACGGCAACAGCGCCAGCACCGGAGCCACCAGCCACGGTTACGGAGACCTTGACGTAACGCTTCAGCGAAGTCACGTTGACGTAGATCTTCTGCAGCGAAGCAGTGTTTGCGGTGGTGGTGGTAAATGCGCCACCAGTCACGTCGGTGTAAGTACCGCCGGAGGTGTCGGATTCGGTCAGCTTCACGGCGTAGGTGATGCCAGCGCCGCCGGCTTCGGCGTCCAGCAGCACAGCCATGTCGCCTTCATAACCCTGCAGATCAACAGCAGAGCCGGTGCCGGTAGCAGCAACAACGTCGTTGCGCAGCAGACCGAGAACCGTGGTCTTAGAGCCAAGGTTGTGGATGGTCATGATTTAGCCCTCCGTCGAGGGGTAGATGGTTTGGGTGCTGGCTGAGCAATTTCCTCAACCAAGTCGGCCACCTTGTCGGCGACCGCAACAGCTTTACCAATACCGATCAGGAACTTGGCGTCCGAGGGGGATGCCTCATGGACCTCCCCAAAACGAACTACCTGGCCTGCCAGCACGGTTTGCCGTAAGACCTTGATCAACATGATCAGAGGGTGTTGTTGCCGCG